TCGCTGTGGCGCAAGCGGCTGCCGGGCTATGCGGCCATGGGCGCTGCGACAGTCAAGCTATTAGAATTCAATCCTTCAGTTTTCATAAAAAACTCAAGTCGGTCTATAAATGTCTCTTTAGCAATAGAACTATTCTCCATTATTTGTTTTCATTTATAGAACAATTCGCAATAAAATATCCACTTTATTAGAAATGTTCTCATAAAACATTTGCAAATAGAGAAAAGTTCTCTATATTTGCACAGTGATTTCAAAATTATTGCAACAAATGTACAACAAAACTAGAACATCCGCAATAGCGAAAAAACGCTATTCGTTTAAAAAAGGATATCTGCAAGTCTCTTTAGAAGATAAAGACAAGCTCAAATCAGACTTGACACAGGTTTTAAATAACCCATCACGATCGTACTTCTCAAAAAAACTGAATGCCGGGATTATTGATATTTCTGTAACTCTATTCTCGGCAATTACAGAAGTCTTTAAAAAATATGATATAACAGACTGTTGGACCATTGAAGATATGTAGTTATGAACTTAAAAGTCACACTTGCAAAACGGGAAAACGAAATAGCCGAATGTGTTGCGTGGGGAGGCTCATATAAAGAAACAGCTTCACTGCTACAAATCAGCGTACGGACCGTAGACAACACCCTTCGTAAAGTCAAAGAGAAATTAGGACTAAATAAGATCAACGAAATTTCAGCATGGTGGTTTTGTACGCACCACAATATAAGCTTTGACTTATCCCCTTTTGTTAGAAGACAAGTATCGGTTATACTACTTTTCTTGTTCATCGGTGGAGAAATTACGATCATTACAGACTCAACATATACAGTACGCCGTTCTCGCAGAACACGTACTGAATATCGAGTCAGAAGACAGGAAACTTCTATTAATCAACCATATATTATTTAATCAAATTACGCACAAGGAATGCGTCCGGGATAAACCCGGTATTTTAGTTATACATTTTCTATATTCAAATGAGGAAATAGAAGTTTATCATTATTAATCATTAAAAACGTGCTTAAGGAGGCATGTAGGGTATCCAATCCCTGGTTAGGTTTGTTACACAAGATTTGCCGGGTGAAATTCCCGGCATACGGGTAATGGTGTAAGGTAGCATAACGGAGTGTTCAGCATTTCTCTGTTGGCTGGGTTCGAATCCCAAATACCCACTATTTCTATTATTAACATAAAAGTAAACGTCATGGAAAACTTTGAAGAAACAGAAAAACGTATAACTTCCGCAATGAATGAAATTTCAAATATTATTAAATCAAATAATATGAGTGCTCTTTGTTTTTTTTATAAAGAGCAAGATTCTCTCGTTGCCACTCCGGCAGTAATTACCGGTTCCCCTATCAATATCATACCAGCTATAGTACAGATCATGCAAAACTCATTTATTGCCCGTAATATCATTTTAACGGCCTGTGACTATTATAGATTCCAAGAAAAAGAGAAGATAGAAACAAAGGAGATGCCTCAATACTTAAAGGAATTTATTGAAGAGCTGTTAAATGAATTATAATAGTAAGCTATGAAAGTTGTTCACTCCCCCAGCCCATCCACTCAAAAAAGAGAAAAGATAAATCTTTTTGAGAACGATGATCCGGAAGAAGTTGCAGCTCTTTGTCAGCAATCTGTTCAGCTAGAATCAAACAAGATATTGTTAAGAATAGACGCCCGGACGCAAGTTCTCGTTGATCCCAAAGATGCAACATCTGAATATGCGGAAAAACTACGGCAACGGTATAAGTTAAATTATCACCATAAAGCCGTAGGAGGGCGTAAAAAAAGATAATACTATGTATGTAGACATTGACAATCGTGGTTTACTCACCATTAATGATATTCATCCAGAAGACGCTCAACATCTTTTAAAGATAATTCAGCAGGCAGACGCGCAACTTTTATCCAGTCCTATTGAGGTCCTTAGAAAACAGCTTCATTTGCAACTCAAAGAACTTGTTTTCTCCGTACCAAATAAAAAACCATAGCTATGAATTTTACTGATGATGATATAAAACGCATCAAAGACGCATCAGCCAGCCACCTAATTGATGTGGTACAAGACTTCCAGAATCTTCGTAAATCTGGGACTAGTTACATATGTGACTGCCCTGTATGCAAAGCTTCGAAGAAGTTTAGCATACACCCGGTCAAAGATATTTATGGATGCTTTTCTTGCCATCAAGTCAACGGAGTTGGTGCACTTGACTATTTAATGAGAGTCGAAAAAAAAGAATTCCCAGATGCTCTCGAATATCTGGCACACAAATTCAACGTAATTCTTGATCAACGTCCGGAACAGAAAAAAAAGCAGATCGAGAAAATGAAGAAAGGAAGTAAAAAAGCTAAAGGCAATGATGTCTGCAGCTTTTGTTCTAAAATGCTTTCTGATTCTGGATTAACTTTTGAAGATGTCACAGCCAAGATATATAAAACCGGTGATACGAAATCAATTTTCGAGGCACGTACATTTCATCCTGGTACCATAAACGGATCCGGAGAGATTGATTCATCCGGAGATGACGTGATTATAGAATATTATGATCTCGAAGGCATGCCGGTTACCTATTCCAGGAAAGATCATCGAAAAAAAGACACAGGTGAACGGAAAGAATATTTTCGGGTACGATGGCAATTTCCAGATGCACATTTAGACAAAGAAGGGAAACCATTCAAATATAAATCACCTTCAGGAAGTGGTACGCCTATCTATATTCCAGAAAAACTGCGCCGTATGTATAAGGAGAAAGAGCAAATCCCCAGACTCTATATCCAGGAAGGAGAAAAAAAAGCAGAGAAGGCTTGCAAACACGGAGTTCCCTCAATTGCTGTTTCTGGCATTCAAAATTTAGGTAGTAAAGAAAACAGCTCTCTTCCGGAAGATCTAGTAAAGATCATCACAACATGTGGTGTTAAAGAAGTTGCATTCATATTTGACTCTGATTGGGATGATATCAGCACTAATATCCGACTTAATGACCGTGTCGAAAAACGTCCTTACTGTTTTTTCTACGCTGCCAAAAACTTCAAAGAGTATATGCGTACTCTTAAGAATCGAAATATCTACGTAGAAGTTTTTGTTGGCCACATTCAGAAGAATGAAGCTGGAGACAAAGGTCTGGACGACCTGCTTTCAAATACCCTTAAAGATCATGAAGATGAATTGGCAAAGGATATCGAATTTGCGTGCAATCAAAAAAAAGGTCTTGGAAAGTATGTTGAAATGTTCAAGGTTACAACTTGGACCGATCACAAATTACAAGAGTTATGGTGTCTGCATTCTCATGAAGCTTTTGCCGAACGTCATAAGGATATTCTCAAAAACCTTCCTGAATTTGTATTCGGAAGATACCGATGGAAGTTTGATGACACAGGCAAAGTTGTCCTAGCACAACCTTTCGATGATGATGAAAAATTTTGGGAAGAAGTAGAGAAAAAAGACCGGGGAGGAGACCCGCGTATTGAATATCAATTCTGCTATGTCAATTCCCATAATTTTCTGCAAAATCGCGGTTTTGGTCGTCTTCGTCGTCTTGACAAAACCTATCAGTTTATTCACCTTGATCCACCGGTCGTCCAAGCAATCGACGCATCGGATGCACGAGACTATTTATTTCAATTTGCAAAACATTATTGTAAAAAGGAAGTAAACGAGATGCTTATCAAAGGGGTATCTCAATATGTAGGTCCGGACAAACTATCACTTCTCAATTTCATTGAACCGAATTTTATAAAGCCTAATAGAGAAAGCCAATATTTTTATTTCGATACCAAATGTTGGTACATAACCAAAGACAGTGTACAAGAAATGGGATACGAGAATATCAGCCACCATATATGGGCAGAACAACGAAAAATGATTCCCTCCAAATACTTGGGCTACCCATTAATCACTTTCAAGGTAGATCAAGAAAATCATTATACCTATTCTATCTCAAAAGATGGGGAAAAATGCCATTATCTCCTTTTTCTAAAAAATGCCAGCAATTTCTCCTGGCGGAAGTCTGAAGTAGAGAAAGATGCCGATGAAGAGAATGAGAATCGAATTCATCTTTTAAGTAAGTTATGTGCCATAGGTTATATGATAATGGAAGCTAAAGATAATAACGTTTCAAAAGCTGTTGTCGGAATGGACGGAAAACAATCCGAAGTAGGTGATTCCAATGGCCGAAGTGGTAAATCTTTAATTGGGGAACTCATGCGCTGCGCTATTCCCACAGCTTACATACCTGGAAAAAGAAGCGACCTCTTCAATGATCAATTTGTTTGGAATGATGTACTTGAAAATACTAAGCTAGTATTCATTGATGACGTACTGCAGAACTTCAATTTTGAATTTTTATTCCCCAATATTACCGGAGATTGGAGTGTTAACTATAAAGGAGGCAGAAGGATTACTATACCTTTTTCCGCATCTCCCAAAATCTACATTGCCACCAACCATGCAATTCGTGGTAGTGGCTCCAGCTTTACTGATCGACAGTGGCTCCTTGCCTTCTCCGATTATTACAACGATTCACGTAAGCCTATTGATGACTTTGGTACACTCTTTTTCTCCGAATGGGATTTCGACCAATGGAATCTCACTTGGAACTTATTGGCCAACTGCATACAGCTCTATCTTCAGTTTGGAGTCGTGCAAGCTCCAGGAGAACGACTCGAACAACGGAAGCTTCGCCAAGAAATGGGCGAAACCCTCATATCCTGGGCAGACGAATATTTCTCCTCAAATGAACATTTAAATCAGCGTCTTGTCCGGAAGGACTTATATGATGCCTTTTGTACATATGATCCTGCTCAAAGGAAATTCATATCACCGACTGCATTCAAAAAGAAGTTCATTATGTATTGTGACTGGAAAGGCTACATATTCAACCCACATAAATACGACAGTAAAACTGGCAAACCTTTCCAACTGGATAAAGATGGTCGTCCTATCATCGACGACAAAGCTGGAGGAATAGAATATTTTACTGTTGGAACAGGATCCTATACAGGAGATGGGATTCCAGAAGATGATTCTGCAAATGAACAAACATTAATAGACTTTTGAGAATATGGAAAAGTTAACAATACAGCAAGTCTGCCTCAAATCAGACAAACTCAAAAAAGAAATCATAAAACGGCTAAAGTGCCAAATAAGAGACTTTGAAGTAGTACAACATGAAAGTGAGATAAGTATACACTGGTACGCTTATTATCCTGATAATCCACATATAGAAATCCCGTATGGTTGGATGATAAGCACAATTGACTGGTCAGAGAAATGGCTACACATGTATGCTTCTCACAGAGATATCTTATGAGTAAAACAGAAAAAGAAATGAAAAAGAAGAAGATAATCATTGTCATATCCTACGATTACGAGGATAAGAATACCGTCAGTAATGATCGGATTGCCGATAGGGTAAAAAATGAATTATTGAAAGGCAGCAATCCCAAGCATGAAAAGATAGAATCTGTTACAGTAGAAGATAACTAATAACAAGATAGAAATGAATATTGATGGAATTGTAATAGAAGGTGTTCTGTATCAACCGAGAGATAATGTATCATGCAAAGAATGTTCCATTAAAGATACAAAATACTGTAGAAATTTGGGAAAAATATGTTCTTACTACAGCAACAGAGGATTTGTTAGAATAGGATATATCAATATAAATTCATAACCGAAAAAGAAATGAATAAGATAGTAATCGAAGTAACTTCTGACGGGTGGGAAACAGCCGTAACCATTAATGGTAAGGAGTATAAAGAGAAGCACGTTGCAACAGCATTTGGCTCTGAAAGTGTTGAAGGTAATTTTGAAAGCGAAGATGATATACCGGAAGAAGTATATGATGCTTTAAATTCATCTTTCCCTTTCGAGTGTATGCAGGCATTATATTCCATTGAGGATTAACGTATAACAAATTAGAGATGAACGAAAATATTGAATTACCCGAAGAACAAGAACCATTGCTGATAGGCAAGGATACGAATGGGAAAATTGTGATCCAAAAAGGAAAACAGAAAATCATTGTTCATGCCTGGGAAATAAAACTTTTAAAGAAGATAGTTTTTTGCATAACTGAAGAATAACAAATTAGTAATGAGCAAAGAAGAAGCTATACAAGCAATGAAAGAGGGTAAGAAGGTTACGCACCGTTTCTTTTCCTCTGACGAATGGATGACTATTGAAAACGGATTTCTTCTTTTAGAAGATGGTGTACGTATCTCTTTGGAAGATTTCTTCAATTTTCGCAGTGATAGTCTTTGGGATAATGGATATGAATTGTATAACCCCTCATAACAATACAGATATGAGTAAAATAGATTTGAACGCCCTCCGTGATAGGGCATATAAAACCGCTTGTGAACACGGCTTCCACGATCAAGAATTGAGTAACGAGCACTGTCTTTGTCTTGTAATATCCGAACTAATGGAAGCTGTGGAAGCTGATAGAAGGGGAAAGCGTGCCAATGTTGATCGGTATAATAAGAAGATTGCTAACAGCCGCATTTGTCAAGGGTTAGACCCAGACATTCCCAAAGAGCGTGGTTACGAAGTCGCATACAATGAAACTATAAAAGGCTCAATTGAGGAAGAGTTAGCCGATGCTGTAATCCGCTTGCTTGATCTTGCAGGACTTCGAGGAATAAGCCTCGAACTTGCCAACGGAGATATTGATGACTGTATTGAAGATATGGCAGAAGCCTGTAAAGACGAAACTTTCACCGAATCAATCTATTCCATCTCTACACTTCCTGTTAGGTATGACGGAATATTTGATTTTCCTACAGCCGTGAATGATATGATACTATCAATCTTCGGGCTTGCCAAGTACTTAGATATAGGCCTACTTTGGCACATCGAGCAGAAAATGAAGTATAACGAACTCCGTGAAAAGATGCATGGGAAGAAGTACTAGCTATCAAATCAAAATAGCAAACTGTTAAAAGACCTAGTTTTTTAATGAATAAGACCAAGTAATGACCTTGCAAGTTCTTGAAGAATTATCAAGGATTGGCGTAAAACAAGAATAATTATGAATGCAATTGAATTTCAAAACAGATACACAAGGGTTGTAAAGGATTTCTTTAGTAAATGTTTAGAGTATGAACAAATGCCATTGCGTAAAATGCAAGATATTACGATGTGTTGCACTGAAGACGGTTTTGAATTACGGCTCGAAACTGTTGATAATAGCTTTGTACAAGAATTTGAAGTTGATAATAAAGAGATTATTCCTCTTTATTTTGAAACACATTAACCATCAAAACAAATCAGAAATGAATAAGAATATAGTCGTAAAGAAGGAAAAGCCTTTTTGTCAACTAGACGGGCTTCCGGGAGTAAAAAGGCGTAAGGTTGATGCATATTGGATTAACGATACTATCGATATAGAACCGACACTAGAATTGGGATATGCGTGTACTTCTTCCGGAAATAACGGAGCTATAAACGTTTGGAAGGATGATACAGGAATGATTCGCGGTGAATTAATGCGACACTTAGTAGTTGTTGAAAAACGAACGTTTGTCAGCTATGAAGAAGTGGAAAAATGCGTTCGTGATTGGCTTGACAGAATTAACTAATAACAAATCAGAAATGAATGGAGAACAAATAATACCGCCAATCACCGACCCGTCAGGGCAAAGTTGGAAACAACCGCATAGACGTTACATTGAGTTGGATAAAACTCATGCACTCATGAGCGAACAAACTTTTAAAGGGTTGCCGGAGTATTCTTATACCATACCGACCGGAAAGTATGAGGGTAAAATGTGGCGAGCCAATAAATATGGCAAATGGTATCTTGCATGGTACGGACCAGCCCCAGAACCCGGCTACTTATCTATCGAATGGAGAGAAATATTAATTGCATAAAACAGAATAGAACTTGAACCTAATGCTGTATAGGTAAGCTTAATGTCTTATGAAAAAGAAAATTTCGTTTAGTTGGATAGAGAAAAATATATCTGATGCAGAACGTGTAAGAGCAATGTATTGCTTCAAAAGATGTGATGTAAACTTTATGTAAATCATGGAATTTGTAGTTACAAAACTGAATTATACAGCCTATGAACTAGATAGGCTGTATAATATAAACTCTGGTGGATGTTGCTATTTTGCATACAGGATTGCTTATTGGCTTGAAAAATACGGGATTGAATATTATTTTATCATACAAGATGATGGACCTATACAAGATTATATTGGAAAACATTACTGTTTGCAAGTACTTCCTAGCAAGTTATACCTGAATAAGTCCCCCCTATATACGCACATTAAAAGCATAAAACGCACATCAAACCAGATTTTAGATTACTACAAGAAATCAAGTTGGAGTGAAAAATATGATGCTTTAAATAATGTCTTTGTGGATAATTTGATAGATAATATTTTTGAATTTAAAATAAATAAATAACCTCATAACAGAAATGTGCTTTTGTTAAAAGACCAAGTTTTTTTAATGAATAGAACCAACTAGGAACTTGCAATTTCTTGAAGAATATTCAAGAATTGGCGTAAAACAATACAGATATGAAAATGCAGAGTTATAAAGATGTATTAGATGAAGTCATGCCTATCTTCCATAAGAACCCGGATCGATTCATGCGATTTTACCATGCAGTAAATAACATTCTGGCCGCTATTCCTGAAGGTGATAGCATTCGTATTGACGAATATTGCAAGCCGGCATCACGCGATTTATTCATAAAAATAGCGACTATGTATATGATGGAAGAAATGATTCGAAAGAACAGCTTAGAGGGTTTTCTGGAATTTTCTGATGATTATAATGCAATTCGACATGTGCCGAAAATGGTACCGGCTACAACTAAGCCTCACTTCTACTCTAATCGCAGATGAGTAGATTATCCCAATTTATTACTCTGTAAATATACAAAATTTCGCTTTAACACGCAACATTATGACGATAAAAAAAGAGAATAAAATAATGGTTATCATCGCACCGACTGCAGATGACCGAGAACAACTCATGTCGCGCCTGGCCGTTCGTTTAGGATTTGCAAAAGTACCTTCAGATGGAAAGAAGATCATACACAAGGACATCTATTCCATTGACCTATCAACTGCATATTTTGTATTATGCAGCAATTACAACTTTCGCGGTTCTATCATCACGACACAGAGACTATATGAGCTTGCAGCAAAAGGGATTTGCGTAGTTGTAGGTGTCAAATCTCTACCTCGTGAATACGAACTGATTTCTCAAGTATTTTATCCTGATGACTTGCGTTAACATAAGTCGAGACATTTCTGTTATATACGCGATAGTATTATTTCCCGGTGCGCTTCAGCGTACCGGGTTTTCTTTTTTCGCTCCCCTCTCCTCCCCTTCATTCTATCAAAAACGTTTTGGACAAACGTGCATGGAAAGGCGAGAAACGTTGAAAAGGGCATATATATATTATTTTTATTTTTTATTTCATTAGTGTCCCATTAAAATTGGGACGAATTAAAAATTAAATAAACTTGGCCCATTTGGTCCGAATCGTTCTTTGTCATTTTGAAATTTAGTTTTATCAAAGAGGTCTCTCAGATGAGTCTTATCAGTCAATGAGATGCTCAGTATTTGTAACACTTCATATGTACTTCTGTTCAGTTGCATATCGTGTTGAATGATTGCCACCAAACAGTAAGCGCATATAGCAGCATATATCTGTATTCGAACAGCATTCTCTGTAGTTCCCCAAAATCTTTTGATTTTAAGGTGCTGCTTGAGCCATTTGAAAAACAGCTCTACCTGCCAGCGATTTTTATAAAGTTCAGCAACTTGAAGCGCAGATATATGCATCGCATTGGTTATGAATGTAAATTCTCGTTCTTGTTCTTCATCCCAATATTTAACCAATCTAAGTGGCTCTGGGTAATATTGTTTAGGATAGAATCCTGTCAGAAGTACACTTGCGTCTGAAAGCACATTCTTAGGCAGCCTACGTTTCCATTGGATGGATTTGTACCCGAGATTCTTTTTTGCTCTGACAACAAAGTAGGCTTCAATTTGATGAATTTTATACAGCATTTTGAAGTTGTTATAACCGCGGTCAAAGATGTAATAAGAGCTTGGTTCATAAGGAATTTCAATCATAACTTTAGAATCGTGTACGGATGCTTCCGTGATATGAAAGAATGCAGGAATCTGTGTTTCCACATCATATAATGTATGCACTTTGATACCACCTTTCTTTTTGCGGAATTTTGCCCACCAAAAGACTGAAAGGCACAGGTCAATAGTTGTCGAATCGAAAGCATAAACGTTACCGCCAAGTTTGAAAATATGATTAGCACACTTTTGTCGTGCTTCGCTAACCAGGTAGTAAGCATATTCTTCAAAGATGTGATAGTCTCTATCTTGATTTGCTCTTGCCAGCGATGACTTTGATACATTTTTACCCATTCCTAAATGATAACATTTGGAATGATGAGCTTCAAGAGCAACTATCAAATCTCGCAGACTTTCACGATTAGAAAGTTGACCAAACATCAAAGCAAGTAGTTGATTCCAGCAGGTGAAGTGCTTCACATATTTATCACCATCATACTTGGTGACTATGCGGTTAAACTTACTTCGATTCAGAAATGAAGCCAATTGAGCGAAAACGTATTTGTCTTGGAACATATGCCATCGGATTAATCTGATGCAAAGCTACAAATTCAAGTCCGTTCGCTCGGAAAATCGCTGTAACTAACTAAATTTCAAATATTTCAAAGAACTCTTTTAGATTTTAATGGGACAACAATGTTTTTATTTCTTTCTTAAAAATACCCTATCTAAAAATAGTAGAAAATTTTGTGCTTTCGTGCAAGCCCTGTATTTTCGTTATTTATTACATTAATAATCAAATATTTATACGATGCACGATTTTTGTACGAAACCGTACAATCCGTACAAAAGTGCACAAAATCTTATTTTGTACGGAGCATTATAATTTCGTACTGAAAAGTACAGCATTTTGTACGGAAATAACAAGTTGATATTCAATGGATAATATGAACATTTAAGGAAGTAATGTACTATTGCACAAAAAAATAGTACGCATTCACAAAGGGGTATTTGAATTAAACACATTTTTTATTGCCAAAGAAGTATTATTCAGTTCTTTTTTGTATATTAGCTCCACACCTAAACCACTATGATTTATATGATTACTACTAAGATTGAAGTTCCCCCACATCTTAAGGAGTATCTGATCGGAAAGTTCTGTAATATGCAGGACTCTCCGATTCATTTCCCAGACAAGACTGATATCTATCACATAATCTATGATCTGCTTGAACGCCGCCCAATCAATATACCGCCTATTGATCAGGGTAATCTTGAGATTTATCTTCCAGAACGCAGTACAGGCAAAAATCCCAAGACCTACAACTATTTAGGAAAACGCTCACAAGTTATTCTTGTTAGAAAAATCGACCGGATGTTGTGGGCAGAAGTACATGATTTCCTGGACGAGCAGAAACACAGCTACGGAATTACATACATTAATGGAATACATAATTTCATGACAATGTATGGGATTGACTCCATCACGGAAGATGCGTTCAAGAAGAACTACTACCGATGGAGAGCTGATATTCGTCGGAAAGAGAAAAAAAGGGGCTATAATCGCCTAAAAAAATAACCTAGCAAGTGTAGTTAAATGTCCCTTTTTTGTTCGAAAAGTGTTCTAAAAATGTGTACTAATTGAAAATCAATAAATTATGAGAGAAATCAACAATATGGGAGGCATATTATTCGCTGATATCCTATACAAAAATGAAATATCCCTATTTGCTGTTCATCAGAATACAGCATGTATCCAGATTATAAAGGGACATGACTGGCATCGTCTCCCTACAGTGGGTATCATTGAATCTCCTACTGTTACCTCGAACGAATCAGCGGCAGGAATTACATATAAACATTCAGCAGCAATTAAACTTCCCCAAACATTGTTTGCTCCTGAAGCAGCAAATGATTTACGTAACAGAATAACAGAAGGGTGCATTTTGCGTTGTCAGGATCCTGCCGGAGACAAATATATATACGGAACCGGCACATATTTACTATTCGGAGAACTAACCAAGGTTATCGGCAAAAAAGTCACTGATTTTACAGGGTATGAACTCAAATTATCAGGGACTTCACAATATCCTCTTTTACAGTATTACAGCCTGTAATCCGTCCTTCCATAGGCTTCTCAATAAATGTATCATTGCACCAAAATAAGTGCAATGAGCCAAAAACGTATTATTCTTTCTGATTCATCACTCAACTGCTACGGCTATCGGGTTCTTACTTCCGGAATGTCAATCGAAGCATTTAAGAAGAACCCTATCATGCTATATATGCATTTCCGCGATGAAGGTTCACCCTATTGGGGGGACTACAAAGCTATCGGCCATTGGGAGGATATACAACTTAACGGTGACGAACTTTCTGCCATTCCTATTTTTGACAAAGTTGATGATTTATCAAAAGAAATTGCCGCAAAATACGAAGCAGGGACTTTCAATGCCGCAAGTGTGGGTATTAAAATCATAGCTACATCAGCAAACAAAGATGTTCTGTTACCTGGTCAAACCAGAGAAACTGTCACTGAATGCGAGTTGAGAGAAGCATCGATTGTAGATATTCCCGCCAACTCCAATGCCGTTCGTCTTTATGACCGTTCCACATCCGTTCTCCTGGCAGCGGGTATGGACACGCATATCGTGCCAGAATTATCCAATCATACATCTAAAAATAAAATGAATCTCAAAGCAACATGGCCGGCTTTTCTCTCTTTTTTCAAAATCAATAAGGAAGATGCAGAAAATACCGAGTTATCAGCAGAAAGATTGGATTCATTACATGGTGAATTCAATCGTTTGAAGAGTGAACACACTTCACTGGTAGAGGCAAAGAAAGACGTAGATGAAAAGTTTGCATCTTCTGTCACAAAATCAAAACCCTGAAATCAAGCATAGAAAGCAAAGATCAGGAGATTTTGCAACTCAAAAATGAAAGTACCCAGAAGGATGATGAAATCACCCAACTTAAAGAACAGATAAACAACCTGAAGCAAGTTCCTGCACCCGGATCTAACGGACTCTCTCCGCAATCAGAACCAGGAGCAAGTGAAACTAAGGATGATTTATCCACCTTCTGCGAAAAAAATCCCGGAGATTATCAGGCCATCACCGAACGTCTGAAACAAGACGGTCTCCTTTAATTTTAGTAACCACACCCTTAACTATTAAAAATTATGTCTACTCCCAAATTAATAGACGTATCTAAATTAAACCAAACTCTTGTTACTTATGACAAGGGTCTTCGTGCTCTTCCTTTCGCAACTTTGCAGGAAGTAGCAGCTATACTGGGACTAAATGTCATGGATCTGCAAGGCAAACACGCATTGATCAATGAACGTCGTCGTGCCGGTGGTACCCAGTCTTACAAAATTGGTAAGGATTTCCGCCTTACTGACAAACTGCTTGGCTATGAACCTTCAGTTATCGAACCCAAAGATGTAGTCTGCATCACTAAGGAAAACTCTCAAAAGTATGATGACGGTGAACTACTGATTGTAGGAGGCGAACCGGTTAGCAACATTAACAAAAAACATCCACTGGAAACGCGTGTCGCTTTCACGTTAGTAAAATCACACATTGAAGATGTCGTATATGTACTCTATCATGCCGAACGTGACGAAGACTCTTCCTCACCGTCCGGAGCATTTGACGGTCTCTTCACTAAGATCGATATGCTGATTACCGGTGGTGATGTTAACGCAGCTCGCGGCAACTTCGCCCAATCAGGTCTTTTTGTTACCCCGACATCTGACACAGACTATGCAGCATACGAAAATCTAGTTGAATGGATTGGAGGAGCAAATACATACCTGCGTTCATCCAAGTCAGGTATTCCTCAATTACAATGTGCGGAAACAGTATTGAAAGCAGCACGTGCAGCTTTGCGCAACAAACTACGTATGCAGGAATATCCATCCATGCAACGCATGATTGAATTGCTCCGTGAAGATGCAATGTGTCCAGCATTGGAAATCGTATCTCATGAAGCACTTGGACAAGGTTCACGTCTGGTATTACAAAAGAAAGGAAATATGGACGTCGCATTCAACACACAGGCAGCAACCAAATTCTGCCAAATCCGCGATATCTACGAAGATCCGAACGAATGGCAATTCTGGTTACAAACCGGATATGACACTCGTATTCGTGACTGGCATGAAAAGGCCTTCCGCTGTAATGAGCAAAAGAATGAATCACTTGATTTGGCCGGTGATTATTGTAAAACCGGAGCTATTCAAGTGGATATTACCGGAGCCGACAACGGCACTTGGAGCATTCAAGGGAAAGCAGCCAGCCGCACTAATGGACAATGTATTTTGGGACTGGCTCCTGGCAATTATACTATTGAATTCAATGCTGTGGACGGTAAAAACAAACCGGCTAACAAACAAGTAACAGTAGTAGCGGGAGAAGTGGTAACCGCAACCGGAACCTACTCTTAATCTTCAATAACTAAAGAGTGGTCATGTTTGGCCACTCCTATTTATTTATTCTAAACTTTTATACAAATGAAAAAATACATTTATTTGATTCTCTGCGTTTTATTTGTAGCTTTGGTTATTACAGTCCCCGAACTGCATTCGCAGACGTGCCATCTCAATGGAGATACTTTAATCATGATGGCTGCCGGTCCCGCATTCGCTCCATTAAAATGGGAAGTTGGTCAAAACAACATGGGAGGTTATAAGGGAATGTTGCTTTTTGTTCCTTTTAATGCTCCTGAGACTGTTCCAACCGTACCGGATCCATCAAAAGCAACCAGTAACGAAGAATTAATAACGGCAGCCGGATCATTTACGTTTCCAGCTGAAGGAACTTACAAACAACCTATTTACCTATACAGTACCGAAGCAACCGTTGAATATAAAGCAGAACAGCAAGGAGAAGCCGACGGTATCAGCTATAAATGTACGCTCGGTTTCTTTTTCCCTGGCAATACTCCAGGAATGCACGCATTCAATGCACTAATCAAAAACACTCCAGGATATTATATCTTTGAAGATGCAGATGGCAAACAAATGATCCTGGGGCAACCCGGCTTGTATGCAACCACCGCACCATCTTTCAACGGAGGTAAAGCAAGAGCCGATCGTCGTGGTACCACTTACACAGCTACCGTAGACTCCAATTATTCAGCCATCTTCCTACAAACACCAATTGACATGGAAGTCATAGCAGGATTAAAACCCGCACCATCTCCAAGTGTATGACCAGACAAGAACAATTGACTCAATGGTTAGGCGACCGTCAGCGCAAATACGCTGACGGTATAGTTCTTTTCGAGGCACTCGCAAAGGAACCAGCCAAGAAAAGGTTCTCTGCTTATTTTGCAAAAGCTCCAGAAGCTCCACATATCTTCGATCCACATTTTACACAACTCGTCAATAGTCTCACGAAGATTGACAAGGAAATCAAATTTTCTCCTGCTATCTACCCGGCAGCAATGGAGGAAATAATCGTAGTAAAAACGATGAGTGATGACGAACGGAAAGAAGCGATCGAAAGCAAGAAACTGGAAATGATCAATCTGGAGACAGTAATCACTGATATCCAATCTCGCGTTGACGAACTAGAAAGCGACAATGAAAATCATGCGGAAGAATTAGTCTCCCTTCAGGAACAATTCGAAGAAAAAATGTCTGAACTCACAGAACTACGTAATGAGATCAACGCCTTAAGTACACCAGGCGTTAAAATCATTACCGAAGAGTCACTCAATCCATCCATTCGCAAGGCCTACAATCGTATCAAGGAGATCGCCCCATTATATGCAAGCCTGCATAATGATGTCGCAAATCCGGAACTTCCTGTAGAAGAACGACAACCGATAGCTGAAGAACTATGCAAGCTCGACGACGAACGACGCAAGCTATGGAAACAGATTGACTCCTGGGCTGAAGGAAAAGGAAATCTGCAATTAGAAGAAAAGAGACCGGAATTCAGTGAAAACAGCATTGTGCGTGGTATTGAAATAGCCCGTCAAATCAAACGTTTGAAGAACAACATATCCAACAGTAAAGCAGCTGCTGACCGTGCTCAAAAAGATGGAAAACAAACCGTTATGCAAAATGCTTTAGACCGTATTGAGAAGTATCAGACAGAACTTGCCACATTGGAGGCTGAAATAGCACTAACACAAGGTGAAAAGATTTCAGGATAACTTTCCACTTGCATTGTGTCCAGATTCTATTGAACCGTTTATGCACAAGGGAGACTGGGCAATACATGAAGTATTGCCCTCTCTTTTATCTGCGATCGGCCCAGCAAAAGTGAAGATCATGACATTCAGTATCTCTGAAGATAGCCTACGCCCTCTTTTTTTTCTCGCTGACGAAAGAAAAATAGAAAGCCTGACACTTCTACTGGATATGACAGTAAAACGTCATAAACTCGATCTATTACTGTTTGCCTCAAATATTAGTCCGTCCATCCGAATTGATTCATGTCATGCCAAACTATTATTAGTCGAGAATAGGCAACATAAATTCGGGATTGCCGGATCTGCAAACCTTAATCAAAACCACCGATGGGAAAATGGTTTCTATTTTACCTCCGGAAAACATTACGAATACTTCTCACAAATGTTTAACCAAGCGTATGAAAATGCCATTCGCTATGATATATTAGAATGATGACCTTATCCGAAGAAGTTCTGCAACAGATAAAAGAAATGTCTTCCGCCCTCTTACCACCGGGGGAAATTGCCATTTTATTGAATATCCCAGTTGACCAACGGGACTTCTTCTGTGATATTTGCAAAAATCATCATAGTTCGCCTATCTATACTGCTTATCACCAGGGAAGACTTCAGACCAAGCTCAACCTCCGGAAAACAGTCATCAAACTAGCTATCGCCGGCAGTCCTGCAGCTGAACCACTGGCCGATAAATACATGAAAGAACAAAGTATTAATGAATAATGCCAAAGAAAGATCCCACATACGAACGAATTGAACGTGCTTTATTCAAAGACAAAGATGAAGCAACAACTCTCCTTTCACCCAGAGAAATGGAGATTAAGAAACGTATGATGTTGTGCGTAAGCAAAAAAATGGAAGAGCCACTAATTCCAGATACAGAACTGGTTAACTTTCTACTACACGGCTGTGGAGGAAATACGGAACCGGTCTCCCAATCGCAAGCCTACCGTGACATAGGCATGATTAACCGCCTAGTAGGAAACATACAACTTGCAGCCAAAGCCTGGTACCGGTATATGATTGTCGAAGGTGGAAAAAAGGCTTTTAATATGGCAATGGACAAAGAAGATGCAAAGGGAGCTGCTGCATTGGATAAAATAGGCAAATATACACGTTCTGACAAGGAAGATGAAAAATTCGATTACTCGCAACTGGTACCTCCATCCTTTGAACCTTCAGATGATGTCACATTACTGGAGGGGCTCGAACCGATAGAGAATCTTGAAGAAGAACGAATAAGAATGCGCAGTATGTTTAAAGGAATGTTAAACAAGAAAGCAGTGGACACTCATCCCATTGAAGAGGAGGAAGAAGAATGAACACGCAAATCTCTCCTGTTCTATCCGCCTATGAACTAAGAAGAAAGCAGAATGAAGTCGTAGACAAATTCTTTAATAGAATGCAACGACAGGCAATGGCCATCAACGCACATGACGAATATATAGTCGCATCACGTGGTACCGGTAAATCGGAAGGAATTGATGCACGCATCATCCTACGGAATGTGTGGGAAATGCCAGGTTCTTTGGGTGGACTTATCTCTCCCAGCTATGCAAAAGCTTGGGGAAATACACTGCCGGCCATTTGCAAAGCACTTGCCGAATGGGGATACATACAAGGCATTCATTATGTTGTTGGTCACAAAGCTCCGGAAAGCATGGGATTCGGCAAACCAGTACGTCCAGTATTAGCTGATGGTTGGAATAATGCTTTCCATTTTTGGAATGGTACCGTCATGGTGATTCTTTCCTTTAACCAGGGAATGTCTGCAAACTCTATGTCACTTGATTGGGTGATAGGCCCTGAAGCAAAGTTCCTCAATTACGAAAAAATAAAGAGCGAAGTAGATCCCGCCAATCGTGGTAACCGGCAATATTTTGGAGACTGTCCTCACCATCACAGCGTCAGCTACTCTACAGATATGCCTACCGCTTCAATGGGGAAATGGATCTTGGATAAGATAGATGAAATGTCGCTGACACATATCAACCTGATCCGAAACCTATATAAAAAAGTGCAGGAATATAAACGTAAGCCACTGACAGACCATGTGGTGCGCATGATTAAAGAATACCAGCATGATTTAGACTTGGCACGAAAATATCAACCACCTATTAAGCCACAACAGGGGAAGACTAAAGAATATACAGTTTTCTATGGTGAATATGACGTGTTTGATAACCTGGAAGTACTCGGAGAAGATTTCATCTGGCAAATGTATCGCAACTCTCCACCTCTTATTTGGCGTACAGCATTTATGAATGAACGTTTATTCCGGGTGCAAAACGGGTTCTATTCAGCTTTAGATGATAATATTCATTTCTACACACCCGGTGATAATGGACGGCTCCGGGATCTTGGCAGTAACTGGAGTAAATTAACAGCTTGCGGCTGTCTAGGCGACGGTGATCTTGACTTCTCTAAAGAACTGCATCTGGCATTCGACTCCAATGCCTCCATATCGACAGCTATTATCGGCCAGTTGGATAATCATACTATGCGTGTACTCAAATCTTTTTATGTCAAAACACCAAGCAAACTACAGGATCTAGTCAAAATGATAGCCGATTACTACCGACCAAAACTAAACCGTGATGTAGTGGTCTATTATGACCACACTTTTACTTGGGAATCCGGATCATCAACCGAAACTTACGCAGATATCATCGAACGTGTATTCAAAGAAAACGGATATAAAGTTACAATGGTATATGTCGGCCAAGCTCCTAAACATGAATGGAAACATCTGAATATCGACCTAACCTTGAAAGGAGATCCGCAATTCCTTTGGATCCAAATAAACCTGTATCAAAATGAGTTTTTGAAGATCGCAATGGAACAGACTGGAATTAAACAAGGAAAGAACGGATTTGAAAAAGATAAAACGCCTGAAGGAACACCCGATACTCCCGACAATCCAGACGAATACAAAACACACATTACAGATGCCTTTGATACGTTATGGCTAGGGATGAACTTCTATTTCACTATACCGGGAACAAGTACTGGTGGTATATTCTTCTTAAACAATAAATAAAAAAGGTAGGCTTGATAAGCCTACCCTTAATTGAATCATTTTATTTATTACAAATTTTGAATAATCAAATTTGCATCAATATTAAGGTCTGTATATAACTTTTTAGCCAACGACACAGAAATTTTTCTTTTTCCATTCATTATTTGACTAAATACAGACTCATTTACCCCCAATAATTCCGCTGCATCCTTACGTTTTAAATTTCGACTATAAAAATAGTCTTCCATACATTGAATAAGCGGATTTTTCACTCTCAAAGGCAGAATATTCAAATAATTATCTTCATATTCTGCGCTTAGTTTAGCAAGACGGGATATTTCACGAACATATTCATTATCTTCTCCCGGCTCCAGCAATCCTTTTTTTGTTGCTTCTTTAATTAATACATCCATACGAGAACGTATTTCATCATACTGTTCTCGTGTTGTGATACAGTTGATGTTTTTGTCTGCCATAATTATTTTTATTAAGTTGGTTAGTCCAATTCAACTAACTGCTCGGAGAGTCAAATCTCCGAGCAATCTATTTTATCATATTCCTCGTGAGTACCTACAAACCTTAGTTCCATTACTCCACCGATGAATAATACAACAGCCACAATCCTATATTTGTTCCCTCCTATATTAAACACATATCTACCATTCTTCACGTAGTCTGCCGAAGGAAATGTGGCTTTCACATCATTATGACTTTGCCAGACAGCTTCCGCCACCTTCTCAACCCAAGCATTCAACGGTTTAACCGCCTGCGAATGCTTCCTTACAAAGTCACTTAACAACAATTTATTAGATAATATCATCTCAAATCTTATTATATCGTTGCAAATATACAAATTAATTTGCAATATTGCAAATTAATTTTCAAAAAAAAATATGAATCAACATCGTAGATCTTATATAAGCCCCAAATAACAATAAACAATCATTGCACCAGCTAATACTTCCATCCCCATTCACAGTAACCAATTCGTTCCACCACTGTGGAACTTAAAGTCAACAATGGTTTCCCTTTCGTTCGACCTAGGTGGAACGAAAAGGAAACAGATATGGAACGAACTAAGATTTCTTAATGAATCGCTTTTCTATTACCATGTAATTCTTTAGCCATCTCAATTACATACCATATCAACACATAGATTATTTCAAACTCAAAAAAATCATATTCATTTTGTCTATTCAAAAAGAATCACCATCTTTGCAATGTCTTCCATTTGGTTCAGGCGAGTAGGCTCGCCATAATTGCTGCGGGCATTTTTTATGCCCATAGTATAAAATATAGTTCCGTCCCGTGTGGAGCGTTAATGCGCCCACTGCCTGAATCAGGTGGAAGACAACGGGGAGCGGAACTTTTTTATTCCCTCTCCTTCAATTAATCAACATATTGTTTCATTTTAAATTGTCTTCCAAAATGAAAAAGAAAAACCAAAGCGCAAACGGACGCTACATATCCGTAGAAAAGCTTCAGCAAGCTCTTTCCAACATTTGCCTTGAAGTAGCAGAAGGTAACGAACGTCTCCGAGTGAATAAATCGCACAGAGGTATTGTAATCCACGCCAATGGAGGCACAGTCAATATTACATTTAATGGAAAAGGAGGCGAGCTATGAAGGAATATGTAGAACGAATTATCCCTTCGCAATGCCGCATTATAGACAATAAGTCAGGTTTCATTCATATAGAGGGAGAATCCGCCATTTTTGATATGAACGGAGTTTACATAGGGACAGCAGAATCAACAATAGGTTCTATCAGAGAAAACTGCATAGATGCTGTAATTGAAACGCTAACCAATTACAAGAAAAAGATTATTGCTAATCAAGATAAAAAATTCTCTTGTAAAATTATTAAATTTGATTTCAACAATAAGATAAAAAAAGTGAGTCAACGATGAGCCTTTATCAACACAATATTCAAAATGCAGAAAAGAAAGCTGTATGGCTATCTGTACGTTATGCATTCAATCAATTCAAATTCAACAGCAATGAACAGAGAACAAGCTCTAAAACTCGTAACTAAGCTGCTCAATCCAAATACTCCCGCTGACGAAAGACAACGGGCGGCAGCACAACTTCAAGAACTAATCAAAATTCTATTGCCGGAATAATCATTAGTTTCTTCATTAAGAAGCACAGGTTATCACATACCTGTGCTTTTTTCTTGTCTCATGCAATTCCCACAACAAAATTCAGAAAATTCTGATTATCAAATGAAGCAGTTGAATAAAGGGGAAAAATTTCCCCTTTATCTGTCGCAAGACCACGCACCGCCCTGAAAAAAAGTTTCGACCTAAAGTTTTTCAATTTCCCTTATATGCTGCACCTTAAAAAATGTAAAGAAAATTTATTTTACCAAAATCGGCTCTCCTCCCTGTCCTTTATCGCCTGCCATACACCTGATACCTTTGCTTAAAAAGAAGGTCATGAACGATGTCATTACACAAAACCTACTCACATTCTTGCTTGGTGGTGGTCTCTTGTCATCCATCACTGGAGTTATTACGCTCAAATACACCAAGAAGCAAGCAGAAGCCAAAGCTCTTAGTTCCGTACAAGATGTATATCAGGAACTAATCGCTGACCTGCGAGCTGACAAGGAGGCTATGAAAAAAGAGAAAATAGAAAGCGAAACAAAATGGACTTACCGTATAGAAAAGCTGGAAAGCAACCAGCTATCCCAAGATAAAAAGATAGCAGAAAACGAAAAAGAAATAGCTGATCTTAAACGATTCAAATGTGTAAACCTAACGTGTAACAACCGTAAACAATGAAACATCATGCACACACTCTCATCTATCTTGCTTGCCTTGCTATTGCCTGGCTACTGTGTAGTTGCCGTAGTACTCTTCAAAACAATCGTAGTACTCAAGAACAAAGCAATCTTTCTATCACAGATTCCGCACTGCGAATTAGAACCGAAGATACCTACTCACGATTCAACCTCAACCAAGAACAAACGGGTAAAGACTGGAAAGTTAAAGTTAACTTCGACACAACGAAATCAGCAGACCCATCTACCGGACTACCCCCAATATCGAATATCGAGATTGAAGGGAGCAAGACAACGATCAAAACTTTGCTTCAGAAAGATGACACTACACGTATATCTGATAAACAGGAAACAACGACTGACGTCACGTTTCAGCAAAACAAACAATCCGAATCCCAAAAGAATGCCAGCGGTTCTATCGCGGACGGAATTGATGATGGATTCAAGTATGGCTTAATCATTGGTATCCCAATATTACTAATCATTCTCATACTACCTTTTTATGCAAAGTATAGACAAAAGAATCCATCAAAGTAAGATATGGAAACTCATGGAGCGTAGACAAAACGGTAAGCCTATCGAATTCTCCATTGAATTCTGTAAAAAGAGCACAGGCGAACTTGTCACCTACGATCGTGCAGTATTGACCTCATTCCATAGTAGTGGAAGCACTATTAACGTATTACCTGCCGGAGAAGCTACTCCGAGAAAAATCCGCCGATGCCTTATCACCAAATTCAACAATCTCAAAGTATATTTCTAATGAAGCAACAACAACCCTCAATCAATCTTATAATGAAAGGCTATGATACTTATGCCGTCTTAAAAGGTGGAAAGAATGTTATCAAATTCAGTGATAACAGTGATATCGCCACTGATAAGAATCCTACACCTATCGAAGTAGCTCCCAAAGGAGAAAAGAATCCAATCAAATGGATACCACGCGGACGAAATAATCATATGCCTTATGACATCATGAAAAAAATCGGTACCAACGTCACCATAGGCAGCAATATCGAATTCAAGAATAAAGTTGTATTCGGTGATAGCATACTCGTCTATCGGAAATACCGGGACCCTAAAACGAGGAAAATAGTCAAAGAGGAAGTTCTTCCGTACGAGCAGCCGGAAATTTTTGAATTCCTTGAAAACAACAACTTCAATTTTGTCCGTATGGAGCTGGCAAACGATCTGGTTATATTCTATGACGGCTACCTGGAGTATATATTCAACAATGACAATAAATCCCCCAAACTCGTACAAATCAAAGCTAAGGAGTCCACTTGTTCCAGGATCAGTGAAATTGACGAAAAGACTGGTAAAAGCGAATGGCACGGTTATTCTGCAGAATGGCATACCGGTACACCAACAGATTTGATTGCCACTCCCCTGCTCGATCGGCAGACTCCACTACTCGACCTCAAAATGAGAATGGGACTTGCTCCCAATGACAAAGGAGAGAAAATTGTAGGAAAAGAACGGAGATTTATCCATAACCTCCGCATCTCTACACCCGGACGGTTTTATTATAGTCATCCATATTGGTGGAGTGTTTTTGCATCCGGCTGGTATGACTTCTCCAGTGCAATCCCTGTTTTCAAAAAATCATTGATTAAAAATCAAATGGCACTGCGGTACATTGTGTATATTCAAGAGCCTTTTTGGGAAAAGTTATTTGCATCTGAAGGCATAGTCAAAGATGACGAGAAGAAAGCACGCAAAGAAAAGTTCCTGAAGGATATGAATGATTTTCTTGCCGGTGAAGAAAATGCCGGCAAAGGCTTTGTCTCTCACTTTCGCTACGATCGTGTAAAAGGCTTTGAAGAAAAAGACATCATTATTACTCCACTCGAATCTTTCTTCAAAGGTGGTGAGTATATTGAAGACAGCGAAGAGGTCAGCAATATGATGTGTTACGGTATGGGCGTACATCCTTCGATAATCGGATCCGCACCAGGTAAGGGAAAAAGTATCAATGGTACCGAAGCACGGGAGTTATTTATCATAGAACAGGCACTCATGAAGATGTATCAGGATACAACATTGGAACCTCTCTACTTTGCAAAAGCCATGAATAACTGGCCTAAAGATATTTATTTCTCGGTGACTAATTGTCAACTTACCACGCTGGACCAAGGTACCGGAGCGACAAAGAATACAGGTTTAACCCCAGAAACAGAATAAAATGAACGCACTAATCCCCGACATCGACACCCTCAAAAAGGTAGTAAAGATCAACTCCTCACTGCCTTACGAATCAATCGAACCATACATCGAAGATGCACTGGATATATACATCAAACCGTATATCGGTAAAGCAACGATCAGTAAAGCTCATGAAGACAAAGGATCTGACTTATACAACAAACTACTGCGTGCCCTCGGCCCATTAACCCTGATGCTCGCATCTGATGAACTGGGTGTTATGTTCGGTGATGCCGGTATCACAGTAAGTAACGTGCAGGGACAGCGTTCTCCTGCCAGTGACACTAAGATCGCAGCAGCAAAAAAGAATCTCTGTTTTCGCGGAATGCAAGCACTTGACCGGCTAATATCATACCTGGAGGAAAACAAAAAGGATTATCCTGATTATGTTATCGATAATATACCCCGTTTTTGCTTCATTCGTAATGCAGCAGAGTTCCAGGATCTCGGTATGGTAGACATTGATTATTCTATCCTATCTTATCGTATCATGTTCCCTACCATTCGTCAACTTCAAGAACACAACATTCGAGAAATGATAACGGATAAAGTCTATGACATACTCAAAGAAGCTCTTTCAGAAAATACCGAAACGCCCAAACAACAAGTACTTATTGACTATATCATCCGCTACTTAGCCAATAAAACTGCCGAATTATATACCTCACAGAAAACAACCGAACAACATGTAGCCGGCAGAACGATCGAATATACTCCCACTATTCGACCAATCTATCAGGATCCGGACGCAAACGGCAATTTTTTTGCAGACCAGGCAACTTATTATTCAGGGAAAATACACACTTATCTGGCCGAAAATGCGGAAGAACTGGGAATTGAAACAACGTCACAAGCTATTGACTTCAATTCTAAAGAAAAGAAACTATTCACCTCAATATCGTAACACTATGCATACTATACAAATTAAAGATGATACATACACACTTCCAGGAAGTTGGAACGAACTCACCCCGAAACAGCTTCTTTATCTAGTCAAACTCACAAAGTCAGATATACCGGTAGAACAAGTTAAGGTATACATGATGCTTTATTGCCTGAAAGCTCATGTATGCCGGCATAAGAAAATATTTAAAGAGTATGTACGTATCAGAATTTGGCAAGAAAGTCCAACAGTCCGCTTCTATGTCCGTCGCCATAGCTATCTTCTTCATCCGGAAAAAGTATCAATGCTTGCCAACTTGTTTGACTTCCTTATTTGTTCAGAAGAAGATAGTTCATTGCCCATGCGCAAATACTATCACCTGACACCGGATCTGACAACCAACCCATATCCAACCATCCATTGCCAACTTTGGAAATTCATCGGTCCAGAAGATCAGTTGCTTGATATTACCTTTGAACAATTCATGTATCTACAGACCTATCTTGATGCAATGCATTCAGATCCAACGAAGATTGACCACCTACTAGCCTGTTTGTGGCATCGTAATAAGGTATTCGACATTAATCAATTAGACAAAGATGCAGCCATTCTTCACCATCTTCCTGAAGACAGAAAAATACTCATGTATTGGTATATTTTAGGAAGTCTGTCATGTATGGCCAATTCCTATCCGCGTATTTTTTCAGGAGAGGGAAAGGGTAGTTACGGTCGCGTATTCGACGCACAGCTCCGCCTTCTTGATTCCCTGGCACAGTCCGACATGACTAAAAAGCCGGAAATCCGAAAAGGTCTTTTACTTGATGCCCTGTATTCGATGGACGAATCGATCAGACGTAAAGAGGAAACCGAAGAAAGTCTAAGAAACAGATAAAAGTTTGTTAGTAGCAAACAAATAAATAACAAAAAGTTTGTTAGTAGCAAACTTTTCTATATATTTGCAGTGTCAAACAAACGCGGGTGACGTCCGCATAAGTTCTTTTATATTATGGAACAATTGTTCGAGGCTATCCTAAAGATAGCAGATGCGAATCCTGATGGATTCACGGTTGACCTCACAACCTTAAAAAAGGTCACAAAAGGTATTTCAGTCGCCTATCTTGAGACTCAAGACAGTTTCGGAGAAGAAGGATTGAAGAGAGTTCTTAATCATGCTTTGATGCACGAAAAGAAAGTCGGTGGATGGCTTAACGAAGAAAACAATCAGTTTTATTTCGACTCCATCAAGATTTTCACCAACCTTGAAGAAGCCAAGCAATTCGGGCGTGAAAACAAACAGATTGCAATTTTCGACATCGGGCAAATGAGACTCATCAAATTGTGATCCGGAGGGGCAAAAGCCCCTCCATTACAAAGTATATTGCATTATTAAATACCCGATTATCAAATCGTAAATTGATGAATTATGAAGAATTTAGACTTACTACCTCTCTCTGCCGAGAGTAAAAAGCGAATCGACGAATTCGCAAAGCAGTATCAACGTTATGGACATATATCCATAGAAGTAGTCTCTTACTCCGATAGCCGATTAATCATTCGTGCGGAGCAAAAAGACTTAGTGAATGACAAGTTCCTTACTAAAAAGGAACTAACCGAACGTGTACGAGAAATGTTTAAGGGAGAAATCCCGGATGATTGGAAGCTGACTGTATCGGCTGTAAACTTTGACCGTAAAGATATTGATGGCATTACCGTTGACTGGATTAAGAAGCGCATGGAAAAGCTCGGATTAAAAAGTAAACACCTAAGCAACTATACAGGTATCGACAAATGCACTGTATCCTCTCTTCTATCCGGTGATAAAGAGCTAACTAAATGGCATAAGGTAGCCCTCTACTACTTCTTTAAATATTATGAAGTAGCTAACTTCTAAGCATAAATAGATATTGAGACAGGAAAGCGGAGTAAAAAACTCCGCTTTCTTTTGCTAAATATGAAAAAGTTTGTACCTTAGCCCTAGCCAAATAATTATATAAAAATATGAATCCCTTTTCATCGTGTAATCTGTAAAATCAGATTAAGGTCTCTATATAAACCTTTTGGCGCACGATGATAAGGGATTCGCCCGTTTGATTATGATAGATATAGACTTTAGTACTGATTTTCCGTCAGAGAACGCTCCTGAAGACACTTTTTACGGAAGTCCGAGTAGTTCTACAGATGATCCAGCTTCATTGCCGGACATCACTAGCGACACACCACTTCTAACGAATGGTATGGATATAGGTGACCTAATTAATAAATAGCAAATGCTATTAAAAAGGAAGTGACAGCCACAAAAGAGCCGAATATCAGAAATGCAAGAGAGCGTTTAGTATATTCGACTCTTTTTTTATTCATTGCATCCTGTGCAGTTATTTTCTGTTGAAGTACAACCAATTCATCACTAACGACTTGCTTCTTTTGATCAGTATCTTTCCCCTTAAAATAGGCTATATATTGTGGTATCGTAAACTTATCTGGGTCTTTTCCCGGTGAGAAAAAAGAATGCGGTTTAATGACTTTATAAATATACCCTATAGAAATAGAAGTGAAAACAACAATAGATAAACATCCGGCTGTCAAAGCTGCATCATCGTTTACATTTAAGTGCGTGAGAATATACCCTATGGAAGCTGTCAAGATAGCGAAATAGGTAGCAAACAATGTATATCCCCTCTCTGTAATAAGCGATTCCACACGAACAAGGTCATTATGTCGTGTCGTTGCCTGTTCATAGTACCATTCTATAAGAGATAAATCTATTACTTCTAATTGTTCTGTAGTGAGTCTTTCCATTGTCTATCAAATTTTGAGCTAAAATACATTATTCTATTGGCATTACAAATATATTACCACTATCTTTGTTGCTGTAATAAATAAAACTATAATCTATGAAATGCAAACTTGATAAATTAGAAATACCAGCTGATCAACCTTTCAAGAATTGTAAACTGGATCGGGAGAAGTATGCAGAAATACTTAAAACAATCATTACTACATATGAAAAAGGTTTCGTCTTGGCTATAAATGGCAGATGGGGAACAGGCAAAACCACATTTGTAGAAATGTGGAAAGCATATCTTGAATTAGATAATTTCCACACATTGTATTTTAATGCCTGGGAGAATGATTTCATATC